GAGCCGTGAGCAGATCCTTCAACTCAGTCAATACACCGGCCCTCTCGTGTGTGCATTTGATAATGATGAGGCAGGTACAAAGGGTCGAAAGAAGTTTATGGACCTTGCCCACTGGATCCGTAGAGATGACCTCTTCTCAGTTGTGCCTCCCACTCCTTACAAAGACTGGAATGAGATGCTCGTCAAGAAGGGTTCAGACTTCCTGAGAACGGAGGCTGAGAGGATCGGTAAGCTAGATGCACTTCACTTGATGTATCTAGCGTATGACAAAGGCCATATCATTTGAGACGATGGTTTGATTAAGTGCGTTAAACTTAAGCCTTGCAACGTAAGTCCCAGTCATAGAGCCTAGCGTGCCATCAAGCAGTTTCGGGTGTGTTTTCAACGCATCAGTGTCCAATGTGAAAACTACAGTATTTTCAGATGTCGTATCCACATAACCCGACGTATCCGAGTATCCTGAAACCTCAATCCTGGCTCCTAAGTTTCGATCCTGATTTTTCTTGTAAATCTCAATCATTGGATCAGTCACCAAAGACTGCTTAAAGAGATTTACAATGCTTCGATCAATGTTGGCGTTCTCTAAAGTAAACTCGTTGGTAAACTTCAGGTCCACCTTTGACCCCAGAACGACATGATTGTTTTCAAGTCTGGTGGCTACACGGAAAAGTAACGGCTCTGTAACGCCAAAGAACCGATCCTCAGTAAGAGTGAACTCGTTGATTATTGTGTCTAAATCTGAGCCAGCAACACGTTTGACTGTCCAGACATCGATGTAGTCTCCAGTAGAAGAGACTCTATTAGATATTTCAGTACCGCCCCCATCAGAGACGGCGGTGGCAGAGGAGAGGTTAAATAATCCCGTGGGGAGAACAGAACCTTGATTTAGCACACATGCGAACTTTCCAGTATCAAGCTTATAAATGCCTGAAGAGTCTGCATTAGCGTTATAGTTGGTGGGGTCAAAGTCACTACTTGTTACATCAGAGTTCGGGTTACAGAAATGCATCAATACGCTTCCTGTGACACTTTGTAAAATCTGACCGTCAGAGTTGATAACCGAGCTAGGGGACTGATTATCCGAGGCAGCGAAAATAGAAACACCACTGATTGAAGTAGGGTCAGTATATTGCCCATCGTTAATAAAGTAAAGTAAGAGGGCGGTAGGCCCTAATACAGTGGGTCTCTCATGCCTCGTGGTGACTTGATTTCCGTTGATTTTCATGCTAACTCTCCAGCTTCTTTATCTCTTCAGTGTAAAAGTTAATAAAGGTCAAACGCTCTTTCTGAGTCAGAGTTTTTACCTCTGAATATGTTAAGCCCACCTTATTTACTAGTATATACGCTTGATAAAGAAGATCCTCTAAGGATAAACTGCTAGTTAGCTCACTGAAAAAAAACCGACATCCATCGGAATTGCCATAGTGTCAGTGTGTCTACACTCTGGGCACTCGAACAAGAACTTAGGATCAACGCCATATTCGGCCTCATTTATGGAGGCGATCAAGGTTTTGATATCCTGAATGTGCATTCTCTTTAGAGCTTTCGATATAAATACGGGATCAGAACTGTCGTTAATTGAGACCACAAATCTATAAAGATTCTTGTACACATCCTCTGAGGAGGTTAAGAAAATCTCTTCTTTCCCTCTAGGAAATCTAACTTTGGCCTTAACATTCAGCTTGGGTAGTAGAATCTCGCGAGGATCTTCCATTTCATCGGGCACTGGATTCATATTTAAGTGCTCTGAAAGAACGAGAGACGATTTGATATCAGCGGTGCAGTTGGGGCAAGTGATATTAAAGCTGTAATCCTTACCATACGATAATTCACGCACCTTCATAAGAAGGTACATCTTGTCCATCGCTAATAATTCCCCTACATCAATACCTTCTATGCACTTCTCTAGAAGCTTAGAAACAATGTCTTTATTATTATCCTTGGCTGTAAGAATGGTCTGCTCATCCAAGTAAGTTAAGGCTTTAATCTCCACCCCGTTAAAGCCCTCATAAAACTTACCTTTAGACGGTAAGTCTGTGATCGTCATAGAATCTTCAATTGAACCTGCAAAAAGAGCGTCCAAGGCATCCTCTCTAGGATCTCCTGAACCTCCAACTATTTGTTTGTTTTCACTCATGTTTCACCTTTGTTGCAACAATTACTATTATAGTATATGAAGATAGTGATAGGTAACTTAACCTCCACCCTAGAGACTGATAACCCAAAAATTATCAATGCATTGAGGGATAAGTATGCTTTTTCAGTTCCAGGGCACGAATACTCGCAAGCCTATAAGAGACGACGTTGGGATGGTAAGAAGCGATACTTTAGTGCTAACGGTAAGTTTAGAACAGGATTGTTGCCTCGAATCGTAGAGGATTTAAAAAATATTGGAGCAGAAGATATTGAATGGGAGAATAAGCCTGAACTAGAGACATACTACTTACCTGAAGTTGGTAACTTTGAATATCGTGAATATCAAGAAAAAGCCATATATGAGTGTCTCAACAAAAAAAGAGCAATAGTTGATAGTCCAACGGGTTCAGGTAAAACGCTTATAATGGCCGGATGCATTGCCGCATTACAATGGGGTGATAATCCAAAGGCAGTTATTCTTTTTAGAGAGAAAGGTATTTTAAACCAAACTTACGAGTTTTTCAAAAAGTGCGGCATAAAAAACTTAGGTTACAATTCAGGGGAGGGGTATTTACCTGGGAATGTTATGCTTTCAACTGTGCAGAGTATAGAAAAGATCATCGACACACACCTCAACGAGGCTGAGATTCTCATGGTTGATGAGGCTCATCAATTTTGCAGAGGTGACACAACCATAGCAGCCATTGAGAGCTTCCCTAACGCCTCCTACAGGCTTGCATTCACTGCTACACCTCCTAGAGAGGGTTCAAAAGATATCAACGCTAGAATGGTCCTAGAGGGATCATTTGGACCCGTATACACAACTCGCACCGCAGAGGCCCTTATTAAAGATGGCGCCCTTGCAAAACCGATCATACAAATCGTAGATAATAACCCCACTTCATCAGTTGAAAGTGATTTAACGTATCTCGATATTTACGACCAATATGTGGTGAATTGCGATCAGCGTAACGACAAGATTAAAACAATTGTATCAAAGATATACCAGTCTAACCCTAATGCTAAAATCCTAATACTGGTAAAGAATTTGCAACATATTGAAAATTTACAAGCAAGGATTAGTAACTGCTACACTATTGAAGGTAAAAATGATATTGACAGTAGGTATGATATAATTAACAATTTTATAAAAGATGATGCTCCCGCAACAATCATCGGGACAAACGTCATGCAGACTGGCATCAGTATTGATGAGATCAGTCATATGATTAATGCTAGAGGGTTATCTGGAGAGGTCCCTACTTTGCAAGGATTGGGGCGCGGTATCCGTAAAGCCGAAGGTAAAGATAAGATGTATTTCTACGACTTTTACGATCATTTGCCTTACTTAGAGAACCACTCCAAACAGAGAATACATCACTACGAAAGATTAAATTTCGAGGTAAGCAATGTCCGATTCTGAAATTATTACTAAAGAGGCTCAAGTTGACACGATCAACAAAATTACGAAGGATCAAACAAACTTGATCGATGGGTGCATTGATATGCTGAAAGAGATGAAAGATCACGGTAAGATAAATGAAGCTACCGTCAGAAATCTCACCAGTCTAATTAGAGAATTGGATTCTCTTCGTGAACTTTTTTACACCCGCCTGTTCAACTCACTTAAGCGTGGTGATATGCTTTTAGGTTAGTAGGGGTCTGGCACTAACTTAACGGTAAATTGATCCACGGTAGCTATTTGTGCCGCATCAGATTGTTGGACTTGAAGGGTTAAGGCCAGAGCGGTGCTCTCGTCACCGGCAGAATCATAATTAACAATTATTCCGTCTCGGTGTATGCCTGTCCAGCTACCTCTTCCAGCCGCTGAACTTGAGCCTGTTGATTGTCTAAAGTTAGCAGTTACTAACTGCTTATCGGTAGCTGTTTTAGATATCTGAATGTCCATGGTGTAGGCCGTCATGTCCGAATATGTCCCTTGGGAGAAGGCAGAATTAAGTATATTGGTTCCGCCTATTTTAAAATTCCATCTAAGGTTCGAACCCTGTGCAAGTTGACGACCTCTAATCGTAATGTCAATATCACCTAGAGTGAGTGCATTAGCAGGAAGAGTATATGTTACAAGGTCCGCAAGACTGGTAGAGTTAGACGATGCTACTGGGGCTCCAACTTCTCTATGAAGCGTTGTTGTAATTCCAGCGTTTGCAAGCGTCGAAGAGGTGGCATTTAGGTTGCCTGATAGGTTTATATCATTCGCAGTGATACTTAACTCGGTATCAGATTCCCCTGCAAATGGAGTTAATGTATTTGCTTGAATAGCGGTTCCCGTTACATTTGTAAAACTACCATTTGTAAAGCTACCAAGTGTGCCTATAACCGAAGTACCCGCCCTCACGGTAGGGGCTGACACTTGAGTTGTTGCAGTTACATTTGTGCCTGTGATACTGGCCGAAGAAACGCTCGTTGTTCCTGATATGTTTACCGCACGGATGTTTAAACCATCCTCAGAATTTGGCACGATATTTTTAGCGATGATACCAGAGGTTGAGATGTTGTTGTTAACCGTCAACGCTGACATCGCCCTAGTGCCAGCAGACAATACATATTGAGTGTGATCATCATCCCCAAGACCAGATAAACCACCGTGATCAAATTTAACCGGAGAGCCGCCGTCGTCACCTCCCCCTCCACCCGCTGCTGATTGGACAATATCTATTCTTTGTGCTGTCCATGCTCCACCCTGACGATACAGAATTGAACCATCTCCAGGAGAAGTCGAGTAAGTATCTTTTAAATTTCCTAAGTTTTTATCTTCAACTCTAACGTCAGCCTCTTCCATTATGGTCGGAATACCTGTAAGGACAGGCTTTGGAGTCGTTCCGGTGAAATAAGGAATAGTGCCCGAAGGACCTGAAACACTTGACACCCCTGAAGTCGGGTCAGTTACCATTAAAGAATTTTCTGCGATAGTCTTAATCGTCACACCTTCAAATGTGGTGGCCCCGGTCATAGTGCCGCCGCTTCTCATCAGCGCCCCTGCTGCCGTTACATTATCTGTGTCTGTAACATCTGCGTCAGCCTCAATATCGGCTAATTTAGTTTTTTCAGCGGGTAAGAGAAGTCCCGCGTCAGAGCCAGTGGCGGCTGGGAGGTC